TTTCAAATAACATCTGGTGTAAATGTTAAATTACTTGTACCTAAGATTGGCCAGGTTTTAAAGAATGAAGATAATTTGGATAAATCACTATATGGAAATCATTTGATAATTGCAACGCACCATTGTATACAACCAGATAAACACGAAGTAGTAATTGAAGCCGTTTCGGATTCCTCAAATAGAGAATATGGAATATTGAGTTCTAAACCAATTCGAGATGCTGAATATAATCAAGTTGATGATCAAGGCAGAGGTTTAATTTAATGATAATTAATCAACCAAAAAAAGACTATGGCACCTTTGACCCAACTAATTGGGTTGGTGTTGTTGAGAATAGTCATGACAAATTAAATATTGGAATGTATAAAGTCCGTATTATTGGATTACATTCACCTAATGTTGAAGAAGTTCCTGTTGATAATCTTCCTTGGGCTCATGGTGCAATACCTCTATCACAAGGATATACCACTTCAGTTGCAAGACCTGGTGAGTGGGTTGTTGGTTACTTTTTAGATCCTGAAACATTGCAGTATCCTATTATTATTGGTATTCTTCCAGGAATACAATCTACCAATGTGGTTAATGTTACAAGTTCCGGTTCTAAAGTTGGTTCATATAGTTACAACAAGTCAGCTGGATTTGTTCCGCAATTAACGCAAGAACAGGCAGATAAAACTCCAGTATTACCTGAAGGTATTGTAACAAGATCGGTTGGTCAACCAACTACTGCACCTCTTGCTCGTGGAGTGTATGAGAACAGTAGTATTTCGGTTGCTGATTCTAATGCGGAACATGTTTGTGATTTTAAAAAGAAACTTAGATATGATATTGCAATTGAAAAACTGGAAGTTTATAAATTTGTTGAAACATCAAGAGCTGAAATAAAAGCCTATTTTACAAGTACTTCTTCAAGTCCAATGTCTACGGCTGTTCAAGCTGCAATTAAGCAAATCAAAGAAATATTAAAAATGATAAAGAAAGCTGCCGATTTTATTACTGATGTTGCAAAAGCTATTACAGATTTTATTAAATATTGTAACGATCTTATTGCGTACATTGCAAGTCTACCTGCTAAATTGGCCGCACAGTTACAAAAATGTTTGCAAGAATTTACTGACGCTTTATCTGATGCTTTATCGTTTGATGGTTTAACTAAGGATGGTAATCCATCTCCATTTTCTGAAATCAAAAGTTTAATTGAAACTGCAAAAGAAACAGGTCAATCAATAGAAACAGCAGTAAGTGCTACTACAACTACGGTAGCACAAGCAACAATATTAGCGGTTACAGCTAAATCCTTTGGACGAGTATAATGGCAACTAAACCTGACGGCCTTGATTGGACAGAACCCTCATCGACATTTGTTGGTGAATATCCATATGCACATGTAACAGAAACACAATCAGGTCATCTATTTGCCATGGATGATACGAAAGATTCCGAAACAATTAGACTAGCACACCGCTTAGGTACATTTACAGAATTTCAAAAAGACGGAACAAGAGTTGATAAAATTGTTGGTGATGGCTATCAAATTATTGCCAAAAATAACCATGTGATAATTAAAGGTGTATGCAATATAGTAATTGAAGGAGATTCAGTATTGCGTGTTCAAGGTGATGCTGATGTAAGAATTGATGGTGATGCAATTACTCAGGTTAAAGGAAATTTATCGACCACAGTTAAAGGTGCGGCTTCTATTTTTGCTGGCGGAGATTTAGATTTGGGCACATCAGGTACAGCAACAATTAATGCAAAAGATGGAATAAATTTAAATGGTGACGTTACAGTTAACGGATTATTAACAGCTGCGAGTAGCATACATTCTGGTGATAACATTATTGCTGGAAAACAATTGTTCTCTTATTTTGGAATTCAAACTCTAGGTGGTATTAATTCAGGATTTACTTCAGAAAGTCCTGTACCACCTGGTATAATTACTTCAACTGTAACAGTAACCGCACCAATTATTTTTGGATTTGCTGAAGTAAAAGATTCTAGAGGATCAATGGAATTGATTCGACAATTATATAATGGTCATATTCATGGTACTCCTCATGGTGTATCGACCACACCAACACCAATACAATAATTATGGCTAATACAATATACGCAAGATTAAGTTTTGATTTTGATACCACCAAATTTGGTGGAGCTCACTATTTAAGTACCGAAGCAAAAAACAGTCTGAATGTATTTCCTTCGGATGTAGTTCAATGGCAAACTCAAGAAATTGCCAATGGTACAATTGCACCTAGTAACTATTTTAAAAATCCAGTACAGAGTGTTTGCACAAGTATAACTTCCAATACAAATTTAATTATAACCTTTTGTAATAACGATGTTGCAAATACTTTTCCGAACACTTCAATTCAAGCCAGAAATTTGGCCAATACTGCAAATAGTTTATTAATACAAATATTAGATTTTAAATCGCATACTGATAACATGTCCCGTCTTGGAACAACAGCTATTAATACTGCATCTTTAACTGATACTCCAAATATACCAAATTACCAGATGGCTATGGCACAAGGTAGTGAATTGACAAGACTACTCTATTCAACCGAATCGGCACAAAACACCAATGCAATTTTAGGTTGTTTTACAAGTATCTTTGTGAATCCCGAATTGACTGCGAATAGTTGGAATATAGGTAACGGGTACATAAGTTTAACCAATTCTTATAACGGAGTTACAAGTAATATAACCAATTCAGCTTTGGTTAGTATTATTTCTACTTTGGAACAAGCCAATTCTTTAATGTTGACTAGACGAACCGCAGATTGGAATTTCTACAAAAAACAAAAACAAATATTAAACGACTATCGTTTTGTTACACAATTTAACAATTCTGGTAATACAGATAATTATTTGATACAAAATTACATTGGTACAGACTTTCTTAAAAATAACCTGGCAAATACGTGATAAATAACTCATGGCTACAGTAACCACACAAACAACCAGACAATTTAAAGACTTAGACCTGTCTTTCAATATTCATCCAGTAAAAAAAGACATAAACAAACATGTGGATGAACAGGCGGTCATTAACTCTTTAAAAAATATCATACTAACGAACCACTATGAGAAACCATTTAATCCAGATTACGGTTCCAACATTCGGGCTTTATTGTTTGAAAATATAGATTCCATTACAGCAATTACATTGGAAAGAGAAATTTTACAAACAATAGAAAATTTTGAACCCCGTGTTAGTGTGTCTAAAGTAACAGCCGTACCAGATTTCGATAATAACGGGTATTCAATTAAGTTGGATTTTTTTATTATTAATTTAACTAACCCAATAACAATTCAATTCTTACTACAAAGAGTCAGATAATGGCAGACCGTTTAAATGTAACAGATTTAGATTTTGATGCACTCAAAGCTAATCTTAAAAATTTCCTAAAACAACAATCCGAGTTTTCTGATTATGATTTCGAGGGAGCAGGTTTGAATGTTCTTTTGGATATTCTTGCCTATAATACACATTATAATTCTTATTATTTGAATATGTTGGCCAATGAATCTTTTTTAGATTCTGCAATTTTGAGAAACTCTGTTGTATCACATGCTAAACGATTTGGCTATACACCACGTTCTGCATCCGCACCAGTAGCTAAAATTAACTTCTCAATTAATTCATTATCTTCAACACCAGGTTCTCTAACATTACCTGAAGGTTATATTTTTCTTTCAAATTTAATTGATAGTAAATCATACAATTTTATTACATTAGAAGATACCACCGTTTCGAAAACTGGTAACAATTTTGTATTTTCTAATTTGGAAATTTATGAAGGTCAATTAACGACATATAGTTTCACACATGTTGAATCTTCCAATCCAAAACAAATCTTTACTTTGCCTGATATTAATATTGACACATCAACAATTAAAGTTAGTGTTAGGCAATCAATTTCAAATTTAACCTCCACAGTTTACACATTAAATACTGATGCTCTGGATGTAAGTTCAAATTCTGAAGTATTTTATATTCAAGAGGGACAAAATAACAAATATGAAATTTATTTTGGTAATAATGTTTTAGGTAAAAAAATACCTGATGGCGGTATTGTTTCAGTAAAGTACTTAATCACGAATGGTGATTTAGCAAACAAAGCTAATAGTTTTATTGCAACCGCCACGGTTGGTGGGTATTCTACTTTTACTGTCAATTCAGCGTTGGCGGCTTCTGGTGGAGCACCAAGAGAAACAGTAGATCAGATTAAGTTTGCAGCTCCATTACAATTTACTTCACAGAATCGTGCAGTAACAAAAAACGATTATATTAAACTCATTCAACAAAAATATCCACAGTTTGAAGCTGTCAATGTTTGGGGTGGAGAAGAAAATGATCCGCCAATTTTTGGTAAAGTTTTTATTTCTGCAAAACCAAAAGAAGGTTTTGAGGTAACTGATGCCGAAAAAGAATATGTTAAAGAAGTAATTATTAAACCAATTAGTATCCTTACGGTAACACCAGAAATTGTTGATGTTGATTATAATTTTTTAAAATTAATATCTAGAGTTTATTATGATCCAACAAAAACAATTAGCAATACTAACACATTAAAATCTTCTATACAAACAGAAATTGAAAATTATTGTGATAACAATTTAAATACTTTTAATTCAATTTTTAAATCATCTGTATTGAGTTCTAGAATTGATAATTTAGATAATGCAATTCAATCAAATGAATTGGAATTGTTTTTAACTAAAAAATTTAGACCAGATTTAATTAATTCTAACAGTTATGTTTTGGACTATGGTGTTCCTTTACAAAAAGGTACTACATCGGATAATCTATATTCAAATCCTGAATTTACAATATTGGATGAAGAAGGCATTTCAAGGCAATCTTTCTTAGAAGAAGTTCCATCTTCGTTTACTGGTGTCGAATCAATTACAGTAACAAATCCAGGTATTAATTACATGACAACACCAACAGTTGAAATTATTGGTGATGGTCAAGGCGCTACTGCTATTGTGACCATAGTTAATTCCAAAATTTCAAAAGTTACAGTAACGAATCCTGGTGTTGGATATACTACAGCTACAGTAAGAATCACTGGAGGTGGTGGACAATTAGGTGCTGCATCAGCAGTACTAGAAGGTCGTTATGGTCAACTAAGAACTGTTTACTATAAACCAGATGAAGTAACAAATGAAAATACAAAAGTAATTTTAAACTATGGTGCTAATTTTGGTGTTATGGGTTCAATTGATTATTATACGGGAAAAATTTATATTAATAACTTTAATCCAACAGGTGTAGCAAATGATTTTGGAGAATTATCCGTCAATATTAGACCAGAAATTTCTGTTATCTCATCACAACGAAATAAGATGTTGGCCTTTGACAATGAAGATCCAACAAGTGTTGTTGTAGAAATGAATAGTCTATAATGTCCGAACTATTAGTTTCTTCATTAGTTGAAAAACAACTAC